GTTTTTACGCATGGCCCGGTTGATAAGGTTACGCGCATCTTTTTTGATGATACGCGCAGCGCATGGCAAGGTAGCGCAGTTAGTGGCGATACAATCGTTATTGACCAGCCTAATTTATTTGGCGGTGACGATCGCGAAGGCGGCGTTGGCGGAAACGTTGACGTTATGCTTGGCGAGCCAACACAAGGCGTAAACGCTTATTTATCAGGGCAGTTAGGCGCATTAACGCCGGCCTTTCGTCGGGTTTCAAGTTTAGTTTTTCGTGGCGGGTTCTTAAAGAATATCGTTTTGCCAATTTTAGGGTCTACTGCTTTTAGCTACGGCAGCGGCTTTTATTTTGGCAATAACCCCTATCTAAAAACGTTCGGTGCGCGAATGCAGCGCATCAACGTAACAACGGACGGCAATACGCAATGGTACCCTGAAAAGGCTGCTATTTTCTCTTATGTAGAAGACGTAACGCTGCCGCCTGTTGACGGCTATTGGGAAGTTGAAGCAGGTTTTTATTATACGTTGCAAGACAACGTTACTAATTACGGCACTGTTACAACGGCCTACGTTGCTACGGCGGATCAAATCGGCCAAAACGCAATTGCAGCGCGCAACGCTGCAACGGGAAGCAGCTATGTATGGGCTGGCAGTCAATTAACAACGCTCGACGGACATCCTGCAATTGTTGCATGGGAAGCCGGACACGGGCCTAGTGTGGGCATTGCTGTAATTAGAGCTACGCCCGTTTGCCCTGCCGGTTATGTCGTTAGTTATAAGGAAGGCTCTGACGCATCCGGCAGCGTTGGTTTTGATTCGCCGTTAGTCGTTTGCAATTTAACTACTAACAGCGTTTTTGATATGAACCCGGCGCATATTATCAGGGAGTGTTTAATTGACCCTGATTGGGGCATGGGGTATCAAGCGACCGACGTTGATGATGCTTCATTTACCGCTGCGGCTGATACGTTATTTGCAGAACGTATGGGCATTTCGCTTCTATGGGATAAGCAAATCCCAATTGAAGATTTCGTTAAAGAGATTGTGCGACATATTGATGCCGTGCTGTACGTTGATCGCAAAACAGGACAATTTACCCTAAAGCTTATCCGTAATGATTACAGCGTCGCTAGCTTAATAACGCTTAACGAAGACAATATTGATAAGGTTGCGGATTTCAAACGCGCAGCTTTTGGCGAATTAGTTAATTCAGTTACGGTCAATTATTGGGATTCGGCAACCGGAACCGATGCAAGTTTGACGGTTCAAGATATTGCGCTTGCGCAAATGCAAGGCGCAACGATTAACACCACGCTTCAATACCCCGGCTTTACTAACCATGACGTTGCAAGCCGTGCGGCGCAGCGTGATTTAACAACGCTTTCAACCCCGCTAGTTTCTTGCACCATTTACGCGAACCGCGATGCCAAGGATTTGACCATTGGCAGCGTATTTGTTTGGGAATGGCCTGACTACCAAATTGCTAGCGTAGTGATGCGCGTTACTGGTGTTGCATACGGTAACGGTCGCAATAATCAAATTCGCTTAACGTGTGTGCAGGACGTGTTTAGCCTGCCGGAATCTATTTTCCAAAGCGAAACGCCTAGCGCGTGGCAAGACCCTAACGGCGACGTTGTAGCGTTAACAAAGCGTCTTCCTATTGAACTCCCATATTTAGAATTGGTGCAGCGCCAAGGGCAAGCGGCCGTTGATAGTGCCATTTCTACGGATTCCAATATCGGATACGTCGGTATTGCTGCGGGGCGCGAAGGTTCCGCAGTTAATGCTTTGATGCTGACGGATTCGGGCGGCGGCTACAATGACGTTGGCTATATGGATTTTTCGCCTTACGTCGTTTTAGATCAAAATATTGGACGCACAGAAACGCGTTTTGCTGTAAAGAATGCTACTGATATTAGCTTGATTGATTCCGAAACCCTTATGCAATTTGGGTCGGAATTAATGGCGTTCATTTCGCTAAGCGGAAATCAGCTTACGGTTAAGCGCGGCGTCTTAGATACTGTGCCGACTGCCCACACTGCGGGCGAAGTTGGTTTCTTATGGGATAACTATTTAGAAGCCGATTCGACCGAATACGTTAATAGCGATAGTGTTAACATTAAACTGTTAACGTCTAACGGTACAACTAAGCTGCTAGAAAGCGCTGCGCCGGTTGATAACGTGGCCGTTGTCGGTCGCGCAGCAAAGCCGTATGCGCCCGGAAATTTCGCAATCAACGGAACGGTTTTTGCTTACGTCTTTAGCGGCGATTGCGCTTTAACGTGGTCGCATCGCGACCGTAAGCAGCAAACAAGCGGCACGTTCCTTAATTACACTGACGGCAACGTTGGGCCGGAATCTGGCGTTACTTACACGCTAGATATTTACGGCGATGCCGGTACGATATTGCGCACTGTCACTGGCATTACTGCGGCAGGCTATACCTATACTCAAACTTTAGAAAATGCCGATATGGGCGGCGGCAGTGGCGGTGATAGTAATTGGTCTAACGTTGTATCGCTGTTGCATTTAGACGGAGCAAACAATAGCACTACTATAACGGATCAAACTGGCAAAACTTGGACTGCATCCGGTACATGCAAAATTTCCACTACGCAATCTAAGTTTGGTGGCGCATCCTGCGTATTTGATGGCACTTCATTCTGTTACGCAACTACGCCTAACGGAACTGATTTTCAGTTCGGATCGGGCGATTTTACCATTGAGGCTTGGATTTATCCAAATGCGAATACAGGGCATGTTATTGCCGCTAATTGGCGCGGTGTTAATGCGACTGACTGCGCATGGATTTTCTACCTTACTTCCGGCAAGCTGCAATTATCATATGGCGTCGGTTCAACTAACACCGGCACAGCTAGCGCAACGGGTGTGTCAAATAGTGTATGGACGCATGTTGTCGTTCAACGTCGCGGCACAGCAATTGAGTATTACATTAACGGCGTTAAGGACGCTAATAGCGCAACGCTAACGTCAGGCGCGGTGTTGAACTATTACGCGGGTGAGCCTGTCGCAATAGGCGCGTTGCAAATCAGCAGCACGTCGGGCGGTTCAACCCGTTTCAACGGTTATATTGACGATTTCCGCATTACGAAAGGCGTTGCGCGCTATACTTCTAACTTCACGCCACCCACCGCTGCCTACCCGAATAGCGCAGGCACGTCTTTAAACAATGCGTTACGCTTTGTGCTAAAGGCGATTCGCAGCGGCATTGAAAGTTTTACTAAGTACGATTGGACGGTTAAGCGTAGCGGCTACGGAACGGCAACAGGTTACGGTAACTATTACGGCAGCAATTACGGGAGTTAATTAATATGGCATCGGTGACAGGTCCGCGCAACGGTTTGCAGCATTCTTGGGCGCTTGGGGAATCCGGCTGGAATACCGGCATGGATTCCAATATGAAAATTCTGGATAACGTCGGCGTTCACCTTAGCATTAAGGACCGCGACCTAGCGACGCCGCCCGGTTCGCCTGCTAACGGCGATACTTATATCGTTGCGGCGTCGCCGACTGGCGCATGGGTCGGCCATGCGACGCACGTTGCAATGTATAGCACTCAGGATACGGCGTGGCGCTTCTATACGCCGCGCACTGGATGGGTCGCCTACATTGAAGATGAACAAAAGCTTTCGGCGTTCCGTGCTGGCGCATGGTCTACCGGCATCGCCATTTAAGCGAATAAGCTTGCTGTGCCTTTGCGGTAATAAGCAATATCGCTTAAAATGTCCTCCGCTGCATTGACGTAATAATCAAAATCAATATCAGCGGGGAATTGAGGGGGCAGGTCCATTAAGGGCTTCGCCCCTTCACTTTTTGCAACGGTGTTGCCGTTCGTAATATAGCTAATTGGACCGGGGCAACCCTTTGCATAATACCAGCGAATAACTTTGCCGATATAAACGCCGTTCTTTTCTGCGCCGCCATTGACACGCCGCACGGTAGTAAAGCGGCGAATGTCTTTGCAGCGTTCGATTGTCTCCCGAACTGGCAAATTGTGGGCAAGCAAGTTCAACACTGCGTCTGCGCACACAAGGCTTTCTGCGTTCTTAGAAAGAACGCTATTAAGCGCGCTGCCAACTTCGGAATAAACGCCTTTAACTTTGATGCCTAAGCGATCCGCAAGCAAGCGGCCTTTATCGTCGCCTTTTTCCTTTACTGCATAATAGTTATTAACATCGCGGCAATAGATTGCCTTATATCGCGTTTCTTCTGTCTGAAATCCTGTGATTTGTTCCCACATTGCAATGACTGCGTTCAAATCGTCATAGCGCGCTTTCGGGCATTTAATTACGATGCCGTCCGTATTGCCCGATACAACCGGGATGCCGTGAAATTCAACCATTTCAATTAGCATCAACAGCGCCAATTGACCTGTTAGCGTTACCTGCAATAGCAAGTCAGGCGAATACAGGCGCGAATACTTATTGCCGAACTTGCCGAAGCCGCCATTAATTGTAATTTTAAGTGCGTTAGCAGTTGTCTTATCGCCTGCGTTCTTAGCTGCTAAGCGCTTATCAACTAAGCCGCCGTAAACGTCTAAAAACGCCGTTCCCAAGTGCTTAGGGTAAAGGCGTTCATTCAAAATGATTCGCGGATAGAAGCTGGCAACGTCGCGGTCAATTAAATACGTTTCATCATCCGCGACGTGTGCAACGCACGATTCTTGCGAATGAAGCCCGCCCATTCCCATTTTATAAATCGTGTCGCCAAGCTTGATTTTAAGCGACCACGACTCAGACCGTCCCTCACGCTCGCCTAGGCCATCGGGCCATACAGGCGACCCGTTGCCGTCCAAGTGGAAGCGCGCCCCTTCTATGGCGTCCACGGCAGCCCGCAGGGCAGGGGAAACGTAGCCAACCCATGCCGGCGCGCGATACTGGACCGCTCCGGCGTCCTCCGGGGCTTTGGCCGGGTATCTGCCGGTCAGCTTCGCAAGCTCGGACGTAATGACCGCTTCGGCAATTTGCGCATCGGAACGGCTGCGTAAGTCTTGATTGTATTCCTGCCCCAACCGCTCGCGCAGTTTGATTTCAGGCAACAATTCATTGTAAAGCAGAATTGTATTGTCTAGGTCATTGACGTTGTAATATAGAACAATCTTTGCTTGCTCGCGCGTCAAGTTTGTATCCGGATCAAACGGCAAATCCTGCAAACGCGGAGCTTGCAAGCGTGCAGCATAAAGCTTTAGCGAACCCTCTAGCGGTGCAACTTCGATTAGGTCGATTTGGTTTAGCACGTCAGAGGGAATGCGAAAGCCATGTTCTTTTTGCACGTCACGCGGTCGCATGTTTTGCAAAATGATTGCATCGGAAACGGCCTTTAGCTGCTCACAGCTAAAACCAGCAGCCGCCGCAAACGCCATAACAACGTCATACACTAAGCTGTGAAAGCCAATAGTGCAAAACTTAAACATCATCCAACGCAGCTTATTGCCATCAAAATCCTTATCCGGCGAACGCTCAAACACGACAACTTTATTGCGCTCAGGGCATTTAAACGAAATGCAAAAATAGTTGCGGAACGTTTCAGCGTCATAGATTAACGGCGTGCCTGTTGGCAACGCTTCTAATTCTTCATCGGTGAATTCTACAAACGGGCGCAGTTCAATAGCAGGCATTTGCAGCTTGCTAAGGCTTGTTCCCTTGGACGCTTTGCGCAGCATCCGGTGTGTAAAATCATCCGAATCGAAAAACATTAGCGAAGCCCCATGATTGCGCCGCGTGCATTTTCGCCAAAGAATAGCGTTTTGTGCGCGAAATCAACCTGCTTAAATACAGGCTCAAGCAACAGCAAATATTCAATGTTAAAGGAAAGCCCCGGTGGCAAGCCTTCAATATCGAAGCTGCCGCTATCAACTTTATTTGCGTCGCGCACGACAAAGCCGGTTTCAGTGAAACGCACAATTTTATCATCCGCCAGCGATTGAATTTTACGCAGGCCATCAAAGAACCCTTGCGGCAGCGGCCACGGGTTAGAGTCTTGTTCTAAAATGCCTTGATAGTAAGCGTATTGCTCCGCGTAAAGCTGTGTGCGTATAAAGCTTTCATCCTCAAAAAAGAATG